CCGACCGCGGGTGACGGCAAGTCCGCCGGGCCGGTCACCCTGAACAGGAGCAGCTGATGAGCACGTCCATCTACAACACCGCCACCGAGTACATCGCCAACACCCTGACCATCACCCGCGGGCACGTCAGCGACATCACCCGGGTCGGGATCTACGTCAACACCAACCCCAACCAGATCCCGGCCGTAACCGACTTCACCACCGTCACCCTGGTCGATGGCACCATCCTGCCGCTGCCGCCGCTCGCTGTGACCGGGCAGGTGGACGTGGTGACCAAGGTCGGCCCGGGCAGCGCGGGCGTGCCGGCCGGGGACCTGTCAACGCTGACCCCGGGCAGCTACCAGGTGTGGGTCCTGGTGGTCACCGCCTCGGAAGCCATTATTCGGAAAGTGGATACGCTGACCGTGACCTAGGCTAGGAGCCGTGGTGAAACCGTACGTTACCGGTGACGGATGGCTGCGCGTCGCCTTCGACGGACCCGAGCTGGCTGTCATCGAGATGGAAGCCCCCGGCACCGGGTGGCAGCCCGCGTTCCTGGACTGGGACGAGGCCGGCCGGGTCGCGCAGATCCGCTGGGACGGCCCGGTCCCGGCCATGGTGATGCTGCGGGTCAACGGCCGGGTGACAGGCACCTGGCCGTAAGGGCCGCCGGGGCCTAAGCTGGAAGCTGGTCAGCCACCTCACCTCGTGCGGGACCACCGGAGGTGAGTGTGACCGCGCAGGTCTTCTACGACAACCAGTCCGAGATCGCCGTGCTGTCAGCCGGCTTCGCGGACGGCAACGGCACCCCCGCCGACCCGACCTCGGTGTACTGCGTGATCACCGAGCCGGCCGGGGTATCGGTCACCCACACCTACCTCGGCACCGCGCCCGCCGACATCGTCAAGGTGATGACCGGCAAGTACACCTTGTCCGTGCCGTGCTCACCGTCCGTCGCCGGGATCGACGGGCTGTGGGGGTATGAGTGGGTCGGCAGCGGGGTCGTCAGCGACGTCCAGCCCGGCACCTGGCGCGTCATGCCCTCCGCGGTCAGCCAGTTGTGGTACACCAGCCTGGAAGAGATGCACGACCGGCTCGGGATCACCGACACCAGCGACGATTCCCTGCTGCTTAACGCGATCGCCACGGCGGCGGGGTGGATTAATGAATGGTGCGGTAGACATTTCAATCGCATCGTAGAAGCCCGCACATACCAGCCGACGAATGTGTGGACATTGGATATTGACGACCTGGTCGATGACCCGTCCATCGTGATGACAGTCGATTACGACGGCGACGGCATTTACGAGCAGACCTGGGTCCGGGGCACCGATTTCGTGCTGCGCTACGGGCCGGGGCGGTTCAACCCGAACTACACCGGGACCGGTGCATCCCGGCCGTTCCGCCAGATCCAGGTCGTCCAGTCGGGTAAGTGGCTGCCGTTCACCTGGCCCTACAGCCACATGGACCGGGTCAAGATCGTCGGCCCGTGGGGATGGAAATCTGTCCCGTGGCAGATTTCGGAGTCGAACCGGATTCTCGCGTCTGACATCTATAAGACCAAGGACGCGCCTTTCGGCGTGGCCGGCGTTTCCGACATCGGCGTGATCCGCATTCAGAGCAATACTTCTGTAGTGGAGAATTTGCAGGCATTCGTCAATCCGAGACATAAAGTCGGAATCTGATAGGAGGAGAAATGACGTACGTTCCCGTCCTGCTGTGGGTGCCGGACACGGCAGAAGGCCCGGTCACCGACGCGGTTCACCTCAAGCCCTGCGATACCTGCCAGGCGATCATCCCGATGGAGGCGCAGGACGCCCATAATGCGGTAGAGCACCCGCCGCCGCCGACAGTCCAGCCGGTTTAGGGAGACCGGTGTTCGTCCTGACCACCGTCAACTGCCCCGCCCTGGTGCCGACCGTCATGCCGGCGGCCTGCGCCGGGAGCCGGGGCGGCTGCGGAGGACGCGGCCGGTTATGACGGCGGCCAAGCGGGTCAGCGCGATCTCCCCAAAGCAGGCCGCCGCGGACCGGGCCAACCTGGTCAAGGCCAGGGCCGCGCTGAAAGGCCGGGCGCGGACCGCCAAGCAGAAGGCGGCCTCGCGCCGGAACCTGGCCGTAGCCCGCGCCGCGCAGCGAGCCCGCGCCAGCGGCAAGGCCCCGGCGGTGCGGAAGAAACCAGCGGCGGCGCTTCCCGGCTGGGTGATGGCGGTCCAGCGGCTGGATGTCCCGGGCCTGGTTCCAAGTCCGGGAGCGCTCTGGCTGGATCTTCAGCTGCTGCCGGTGTGCGGGCCGGTCGCGCTGTCGGAGCATCTGCTGATCCACACCGGGGCCTGCGTCCAGCCCTCGGACATCATCGAGTTCTGGCAGCTGGCCGGGAACGTGCCGCTCGGCGAGCTGTTCGAGGCCGCCCGCGAGCACGGCCTGGGCGGCGAGCATCTGGCCTACTTCGAGCAGTGCGACCCGGACTGCGGCTCACCCGGCCTGATCTACGGGGTACAGCTCGGCAGCGGCTACCACGCGGCGCTGGCCACCGACGACGGGATGATCAGCTGGTGCCGGGCACTGCCCCGCGACGGCACGCCCGAGGAGGCGTGGTGGCTGGAGTGGGAGGGCGAGTGAAGATCTGCGACGGCTGCGGGCACCGCTATGACCCGGTGGGCTGCCGGTGGCGCTGCCCGGCCTGCGGGCTGAAAGAGAACTGCTGCGAGGGAGCACCCCAGTAACAACAGGAGGAGCCATGCCACCAGCCAAGCCACCAGCCAAGCCCAAGGGGAAGGCGCCCGCCAAGCCCGGGACCGCCGGCAGTACCGGCCCGGCCGCGAGCGGAACCACCGGGACCACCGGAGGACCCGCGAGCGCCCAGGGCGCCGGCAAGCCGTTCGGCGGCAAGCAGGCCCCGCCGTTCGGCGGCAAGGGCAAGGCAAAGGCGCCCGCGAAGGCGCCCGCCAAGCCGGCCGGCAAGGGCGCCGGGAAGTGAGCCCGGCGGGCGACAAGCTGCCCGCACCCCGCAGGCGCAGCAGCAAGGCGCTGCCCGACACTGCGGTGGCGGGCGATGCCATGTCCGTGGCCAAGACCGATGACGCGGTGGACATCGGGGTCGGCGCAGCCATCGTGACCGTCTATGAGTACACCGACCCGGACATCGGGCAGATCGGCCAGGGCGGGTCCGGCAGCATGACCGAGATCGGTGAGTGCCCGGTCTGCTTCGCCTACGGCGGCGGCGGGCATGGCGGCGGCTGCCCGAACGCCGGCAAGGACCCGGCTGACTGGGTGACCGACCCGCCGCCCGGCTGGCTGCGGCCCGGCGAGCAGGAGCAACCGCCAGGGGGTGGTCAAAGTTGACATGACCGCGATTCGCAACCAGCTGGCCGTCCAGATCACGCAGTACACCGGGCTGCGCTGCGACGGGCAGGCCCGGGACCACGTTAACCCGCCGTGCGCGGTGGTCGTGCCCGGCACGCCGTTCATCACCTACGGGCAGACCATTGACGAGGCGGCCGGATTCACTCTGGTCGTGCTGCTCATCATCAGCGACTCCGCTCAGGTAGAGATCACCCAGCGCGCGCTGGACGCCTACCTGGGCATCGGCCCGGGGGAAACCGAGTCGGTCCCGGCTGCGGTCCTGAAAGACCCGACGCTCATGGGCACCGCGGAATGGTGCGAGCCCATGACCATCTCGAACTACGGCAGAATAGAATATGCTGGCGTAACCTATTTCGGGGCCAGGCTAAACCTGCAGGGCGGAGCGCACTGATGCCGGATACCTGGACGAGGAAGCCGGCGAAAGGGGGTGGTCAGAGCCCATGCGTGTTCTAGTTCTTCATCCTGGGCCTTTACCCGACTTCAGTGTGCATGACGTCTTTGCTGGCTGGATGGAGGCGCTGACCGGCTTGCTCGGCCCGGGCAACGTCGCCCCTTTTAACATGAATGACAGGTTGGTAGCGTTCGGCAGCGCGCTGGTCGATACGCACCAGGTTGATGAGAGCGGCCACCCGATCGTGAAGAACATGTTCACCGAGGATGGTATCTTCCACGCCGCCATGGAAGGGCTCAGCCACGCGCTGCTGACCTTCTGGCCGGACGTCGTGCTGTGCATCAGCGGGTTCTACATGAACGCCGGGACCATGCAGCTGATGCGGATGCGTAACTTCAAGATCATCATGCTCACGACCGAGAGCCCGTATCAGGACGACGAGCAGATGACGCGCGCCCAGATGGCCGACCTGGTGCTGCTCAATGACCCGGTCAACATAGAGATGTTCCGGGAGCACGTGCGCGCCGAGTACATGCCGCACGCCTACCGGCCGTCGTTGCACCGGCCCCGGCAAGGCCCGCGTAACCCGGAACTGGCCAGCGACCTGTGCTTCATCGGCACCGCGTTCCCCAGCCGGGTCTCGTTTTTCGAGCTCATGGACCTGGACGGCATCGACGTACTGCTCGGCGGCAACGAGTGGGGCAAGCTGGACCCGGCCTCCACCGTGGCCCGGTTCGTCGGATCCGAGCTCGGGCAGCCCGACTGCGTCGACAACGAGCAAGCGATCGGGCTGTACCAGCACGCGAAGATGGGAATCAACTTCTACCGGCGGGAGACCAGCCCGTACGAGCACTGGAACGGCCAGGCGTACGCCATGGGGCCGCGCGAGGTGGAGATGGCGGCGGTTCAGCTGCCCTTCATCCGCGACCCGAGACCCGAAGGTGACGCAGTGTTCCCGATGCTGCCTACTTTCGGTGACCCGAAGGACGCCAGCGACAAGCTGCGCTGGATGCTAGCTCACGACGCGAAACGGGAGGAGGCCGCGCGCCAGGCCCGGTCTGCCATCGCCGACCGCACGTTCGAGGCCAACGCGAAGCGGTTCCTGACCCTGGCTGAGAAGCTGTGATACTCCCATCGGTGGGAGGATCAGGCGACGGGCCGCCCGTCCTCGGTGAAGGACATGCCCAGCTGCTCGGCGGCCAGCCGGATCATGGCCAGCGCCCGGACGTGTTCCTTGCTGTCCAGAGGCATCTCGCCCAGGTTCACGACGCTCCCAGGGTCGGCTACTGAGGGCCTGCGCGGATGTCCCGCGGGTGCGCTCTCCCGCGGTCACCGCCCGGTTCCCCGTTGGCTCCGCCGCGCCTCCTGCTCGCCCGGCCGGGTGTGAGGCCGTCCGACTCGCTTCCGCGCCCTGGGAGCGGTATCAGGTTATCGTTACCGAGCCGACGATGTGGGTGGTCGCGCCGGCCGAGATGTCGATCTGCGCGACGTAGGCGGTCACGGCGGGGACCAGGTTCGACCTGGCGGTGACGGTTGCCGAGCCTACGACGCCGGACAGCGAGCAATTCCAGGCGAACGTGTCGGCGCTGATCGTCGGCGTACCGAGCACGCCGGACGGGTCGGAGATCGTG